ATTCCGTTTCACCGGATTGAGCATAGGAGGATAGTAAGGCACAACATTCTCCACCACCCACAAAGCCTCACTGTGATACTGCAGAAAAAGGATCTCCTCATAAAGGGTCATGTCAGGGTACTTCTCCTCCACACCCCTCAACTGCACACCAATGTTGTACCGGAATGAGCTGTGTGTTTGACAGGGAGGACTAGACCAGATGAAGTCAAACTCTTTGTGATGCAATCTCAAATACTCATGAGCATCACCAATCACCAGCTCATCATTAGGAAACAAGTCAGCATAAACAGGTGCAATGTTTTCGTCATACTCCACCGCTGTCACCTCATGCTCATCGCCCCACAGTTTGCGATTGCCACCAATGCCTGAATACAGATTTAGTATTTTCATTTGCACCCAAACTCCCCAGGCCTACACTCCCAATGCTCCCCACGATCATGCTCAGCTCTCACCCACGCACGCGCCTCAGGAATCTCAGCAGCAGGCTTCAACTCCTGCTTATGAATCACAGTCTTAGGCTTCTGAAAGTTCATCGCGTTCCTGCACCAAGTCCTAAACGCTGCATCCCAGTCCTTGAATCTGCTGCCCTTAGCTAAATGGAAGTCAGTGAAAGCCTCCAGGGTTTCCTCATAGGACAACACTGAGCCATATTTGCTCTCAAAGGTTTCCTGGATTTTCTCGGATGGAGTGAACCCCTCAGGAATAGCTGTTGCATATTTAGATTTATCTTTAGGTTCTATTACGGTTTGTACGAACTCTGGTACACCCCTGACGGTACTGGAGTTCGCCCCTGACGGTACAGGTGTTCGCCCCTGGTCCTGGAGTTCACCCCTCCTGTGAGACATAGATTTATCGCAATCCTCAGGACACTCAATCGTTATCCAGTAGCGATTAGGTTTGTACTGATTGCGCGAGTGACCGCCTGCAACCTCCACGCGCAGCTCACCAGCCTTCACCAGTTTCTCCACGCACTTTTGCACGCCACGCTCACTGAGGTTTGCATAGTCAGCTAAGCGCTTCTGAGAAGGCCAAGCGCCCTCTGTTGCATCAGGTCCCAGGTGATTAGCAATTCCTAGGAGAACAACCTTAGGAGATCCCAAAGCAGTTGAATGGTTGAGAACCATTGAGAGAGCTTCAATACTCATGTTCTAGCCTTATCTATCGGCTAGACTTGTTACTAGCCGATGGTAGTGTCATCGGTTTCTGTGAGGGTCAGTCTGTGATGGGCTGGCCCTCACTCTATTCTACCCCCTAGAAGGGTTGGTCCTTCCAGTCACTCAATACCTTAGAGCCATCAGGTAATAGAAAGTACCACTGAAAACTCATCCGGTCAAAGACAGGGTGCTCGAGCTTCTCCCATACAGGTAGTTTGTGCCCCCACCCACGCGCTGTAGCAGCAAGCTCAGCGTTGCTCTCCATGTCACCGTTCCACCTGGCACACACCATCATCAGGTTATCTGGGGTGTCCAAGAGTTTAGATCCACCCATGCCCCTGTTTATTCTGTGGTGAGGCACAAGGTCCTCCTCGAGACCGCAATGCCAGCAGTGCGAGTCTCGCGCCTGCACCAGCTTGAGCACTTTCTTAGGGACAGCCATACCCTAAGTCTAAAGCTTCATCTCAGCCTGGAGAATCTTGGCAGCAGTAGCCAAAGCCATCAGCTCAGACTCAATGCTGCGCATCTTGGTCCTGATCCGGTTCACCTTCGCCTTAGCAATGTCACGCTCAAACCGCGCATCAGCACACGCCAGCTTAGCTGTAGCCTGCCTTTCAGCCACACTCCCAGAAGCGCTCAGAAACTCTTGAGCCTCACACCTATCCAAAGCACTCTCACACTCAGCCAAATCAGTCTCAGCCTCATACAGCGCCTCAACCCCTTTACGATTAGTCTGAGAAAGCTCTAGTAGATCCTTCGCTATCTGTGATGGAATCACAAACACTCACCAACCTTCTGCACAACTCATCCTTCCAGAACTCACTTAGCAGCAGATCGTTTGCCCTTTGTGCCTCCAGGTACGCTTGGCTCAGCTCGCTCACTGATGCCAGCAGGGGTGAGTGCGGTTGCATGAGCTTTCAGTTTCTCCAGAATCTCTGGTGCTGCACCCTGTTTGGATGCTTCCGCCCATAGTACCCTCAACTGATCCACATTCTGTAGCTTCTCAGCCTCAGCGAGCCAGTCAATCTGTTTGGCTTTCTCCTCGAAGCGTGCAACCTTCTGCATCTCCTCGCGAGTAGTGCGCTTATTGCCACTGTAACCAGCATTAGCGAGAGCGCGACCAATAGCCGATGTCTCACAGTTCTCCAAAGCAGAGGACTGATTAGCCATCCCAGTGCCATCAATCTCGAAAGCGTAACCTGTGGCCTTAGGGCAGCCACGCTCCACATCCTCACCACTGAGAAACACAATGGCTTTGATGACCCAGATTTTCTCCTGTCGATACTCAGGCACAGTCTCATTCTCTGTCAGAATCCTGCCATCAGGGTTGTCAGTGTAGAACCGCTTGAGCCTTTCCTCCACCGTCTCATAATCAGCAAGATTGAACCTAGCCATTCCTCCACCCCTTCACAGGTATCTGCACATCAGACCGCACCCATTTGGCAACAGTCCTCACATCAACATCAAACATACGCGCCACCTCTGACCTAGACACACCCAGGTTCTCCAGTTTGATAGCACGCACCTGACAACGAGCCAGCAACTCCATAGTCTCCACAGTCGAGAACTTCCATTGATCAGACAATGACCTCACCTCAGCAGCCACCAAAGACCTAATCTCATCCTGCTCCAACTCATCAGACAGCTCCCTCACTAGCTCAGGGGTAATCTCATGCAGTTCCACCATCACGCCACCTCTCCTCATTCACATAGTCAGTAATGATTTCTTTAGCAAGCACTGACACAGACACCTGCTTGGCCTTAGCAAGCGCAGCAAGCTTCTGATACAACTCATCAGGGAGCTGCACAGTCACAAACACAGACACACCCTCCATCAGCGTTTGCCCACCTTCTGAGCCAAAATCTTAGATTCCAGCTTGTAGTAATCCTTCCAAAGGTCAGGCTTAGGAGTGGCACGCAAATCCGCCACATACTTATCAGCGACCCTCAACAAGTTCACATCTTTCCTATCCAAGATAGATCCTTTCCCAAAGCCTCTCAGCGGTTGCCTTGAGGTTATCAATCATTTGCTCATCACGATAAACCCAAACTGTCTCAGGCTCAAACCATGCAGGAGCAAACACACCATCTACTTCCATCCGCAACATCCACACAAACAGGCACTTCTCAGCCCCAGTCACATGAAGCTGCCACTGCATCTGCCTCCGATACTGCAAAGGAATACTTTTCCAGTCCTGCCCTGTGGTCTTTATCTCAGCAATCACACTGTGATCGAGAGACAACCCATCAGGGGTAGCCAAATGCCAAGGCGTTTCAGCATTAGCCAGCAACCAATCATTAGGCAGGATCCCGTGCTTCTCATGCACAAACTTTGCAAGCACAGGTTCCATGTCCCTGCCAAAAGCCATGTAAGGGTTATCCTGATCCACAAACTCCTCATGCCAATCCCTGACAGACTGTTCAAACCCTGCAGGGGTAGAAGCCTTAGCAACCTGTGTAGCGGTCACACCCTCTCTGCGAGCACGCAACCAGTCAGCCTCAAACAGTTGCTTAGAAGCAATGAACTGGTTAGGACCCAGCATTGTGCATCCTGTCCCAGCGAGCTCTCGCAATCTCCAGGGCCTCATCAATGACAGCCTGAGCCTCACGCAACTTAGCTGCCTTCAGTTGCTCCCACGCGCTCTGCCAGATAGCACCATTGTCAGAGTAAGCAGCAATCCACTCCTCAACCATCAAATCAGCGAGCTTCTCAGCTTCACTACGCTGTACCATTTTCATCCACCTTTCTACTAACCTTGACTATATGAGCGACCACAGACACACATACTCACACCTGATGTCTGAAGTAGACCGGATCGGCAGGACACCCTGCATGGACTGTCCTGAGGTGTTCTTCCCAGAGGACTTCCCTGACAAACACACCAGGGAATACGCCATCAGGCTTGCACGCAAACTTTGTGACTCCTGCCCCATCAAAGATGCCTGCTTCACTTACGCCACAGAACAGGATGAGCGTTATGGTGTGTGGGCTGGGACACTCCCAGCAGAACGCTAACCATCCTCAGGCTCAGCATCCAAAGAGTGATGATTGTCCAAAACATTCAGGGCTCTACGCAATGTGGCTGCCTGCGTGAGCGTGAAACAAATAGTTCCAGGCTCCTCCATCTGAAACACATCATCCTTTAGGCGCACGATGACCTCGCGCCCATCAACCTGCACATCCATCATGAAAGTCCCCTCACTCTCAACATTGCCAAACCAGACATGACCGCCACGCCTGCCATCACATAAGCATCAGTGTTACGCCCAATGAGCGCACACAAGACACCTACAGTTATGAACGCTAACCCTGTCCTCATAATGCCACCACCAAAAGTGTCACACCTGTCAGAAGTGCTGCACCTGCCAAACCAATCAGCAGAGCGCAACGGTAAGAGACTCGCTTAGGTTCACGAAAATCCCTACGCGACACCACAGGAACCTGCAAAGCCACATGCTCACTCGCAGGCTTAGGAGCAAACCGCTCGTTATCCCACACAGTCACAGCCTTCTGAAAGAACTCATCATCAGTGAGGATAGCCCTCATCAGCTCTGCAGGGAGTTTGTCAAAGTGTGCTCGATACCACGCCACAGTGTCAGCGAGCTCTTTGTTTTGTGAGGTCATTGCAAGGTGCATGGCCTCCTGGAACTGCACATCTATTTGCTTCATAGCACCCATTTTGTTTCCACCTTTCTCTGGGTTACTCAGAGTGTACCTGTATCCACAGAGAATCTGCAACACATTTTTTCATCGGCGTGTATAGTGGTGTGCATGATGATTCCAGGGAACTACGATTTAGCTGATCAGACCATAGAGCAACTCGCTGACCTCAGAGCATGGCAGCTCGCTCGCGTAGAAAAGGTCACAGCAGAGCTCAGAAGCCGAGTCAGAGACCAATACCGCGAGGGAGTGACCATCAAGGTGCTCTCCAAGAAAACAGGTGTCACAAGGCGAACCATCTACGCATGGCTCAGTGAATAGAAGAACCCCCCAGCCGGTGGAAAGCTGAGGGGTTCATTCAAGAGAGGCACATGGCCTACTCAAAGTGTATCACTGGCAGGAGTCACACTGGAGCAAATCCATAGGATCTACAGGGACCTCAAACCCCTCAACCCTGTCAATGTTCTCGAACAAATCAATGTCAGCCATTACTCTGCACCTTTGTCATACTGAAGCACAGAGGTCAGCAAAGACATGAGCCCTGCCAAACCAGACACAGACAAAATCTGCACAACATCAAGCTGCAGGATGCCGATAACACCAGAAGCTGTAATCACAGCAAGCGCACTCTGCGCCACAGTCTTGACCGCACGCTCACCAGCGTAAGCCCAATACTTATTCCACTTCTCCATCAGGGTTCCTCCTTTTCTGAAGGGCATCGTCAGCTACTGCCCCCCCTATATATGAGCCTAAGACAATCGTGATGAGAGCTACCCCACCAGTGATCAGGTCTACAGCTCCCATCCTATCGCCCCACACAGCAAGAGCACCTAGGGCAATCATGACAGCACCAATCCCCCAGGAGGCTGCCACATACCTCCTGCGGATCCTCCAGTTAGGGTTAGACCTCACGCAGTCATCACCGCAATCAGAGGGCTAATGATGGCAGCAAGGAAACCAAACCCACCAATCGCTTGCCACATCCTCATCTCAAGCTTCCGAATTCTGAGCTCGTGATCCTCAATCTTGTCCTCCGAGTCAGGGAGGCTGTTTGCAATTTTCTCCAGCAGTCTGCCCTGCCGTTGAACCTCAGCATAAATATCGCGCATTGACACCTTCACGCCAGCTGTTTCCATGTTGTCCTCAGGCATCAGATAAGCCCCTGATTCAGTTGCCTCTGCAATGCTGAGATTGTAAGCCTGCCCCACACACCATCAGGTTTCACACCCAGTTTCTCCTGCACAGCTCTACGAGTTTGAGAACCCAGCACGCCATCCTGTTTCACACCAGCCCACGCCTGCACAGCCCTATAAGTCATCACACTAGGCCTACCATCAGGCACACCCTTATAGAAGCCCTTATCTTTCAACGCTGTCTGAAACGCCTTCCAAGTATTCCGCCCCAGTTTCCCATCCACCTTTAGCGCTGCAGGCACAACAGAGGGAGCACCCTGAAGGTAAGGCACAGGATCCACAGTGTCACCCCAGCGTGCAGACTTCCTGACCTCCCAATGCAAATGAGGGCCAGTGCTCGCACCAGTGTTACCGCTATGAGCAATCACCTCACAACATTCAAACCTCGAACCCACCAAAAGGTGAGAAGGTTTAGCCAAGTGATAATACACAGTGAACACATCATCAGCGTGCTTCACGATCAGAGTGTAACCGCCAGAAGCCCCAGAGCCTTTCTTGACAACAACCCCATCAGCAGGAGCACGCAGCTCAGTCCCCACAGGGAGCGCCACATCCACCCCATGATGAAACTTGCGCCTCCCAGTAATAGGATGCTTGCGCCACCCATAAGGGGATCGTGCATTGATGTTGTATCCCTCAGGCCAGGGCTGTGAGAGTTTCACGATCTACGCCTCGATAGGTTCTACAACAGGTGCAACAAACTCATCAAGGTCAGCATCATAAGTGAAACCCAAACCAGGGAACACACCCCTCATGCTCCCGTTATAGGAGCACTGCAACCAGGTCCCCTGCATCCCAAGTGAGGCAATGAAAGCCTGACCAAGCGCCTCCTGCTCAACACCCTCATCATCCAGGAGCACATCATTGTTCACCACAATGACTTCCTCAACCTTGTTGTCAGAATCTATCCGCGCAAAATGAGCCATTAGACCACTACCCTCACAATAACAATACCTGAACCACCTGAACCAGCAGTTCCTGAGTTTGTTCCTCCACCACCAGATCCAGTGTTAGCAGTCCCACTTACTGCCGTTGCCCCATCAGAAGCATCCCCACCTCCGCCAGTTCCACCAGTGCCAGCATAAGAACCCCCACCTCCGCCAGCTCGTGTCACAGAAGTTCCTGTGATTGAGGAGGCTGTGCCGTCACCGCCGTTTCCTCCGGTTCCACTGTCGTTAGCGCCAGCGGTTGAGGAGCCACCGCCCCCACCGCCATAGTCATTTGATGTGCCACCAGCGTTGCCGATAGGTGAAAAGCCCAAGCCCCCAGATTCACCGCTTCCAGTGTTTTTTCCTCCAGCGCCACCACCTGATGCACCATTGAGCCCAACGGTTGAGTTTTGTGAACCGCCTGAGTTGCGAGAGTACGCGGCTCCCCCACCACCACCAGGCACATAGAAGTCACCTAAGCGTGAGGAGTTACCGTTATTCCCATGCTCTCCCTCATTGCTTTGAGGAACAGCACCGGCCCCACCTGCGCCCACTGTAATCGTATGCGTTGCGGCAGAAAAGTATCCGGCAGAAACAGGCAAGTATCCACCGGCCCCACCGCCACCACCTCGGCCCTCGGCACCACCACCGCCTCCACCAATCATCAAAAGCTCAGCAAAGCCAGCCTCGCTGAAAGTAATCGAACCAGACCCAGTAAAAGAATAGACATTGTAGGTCGTACCACCAGAGCTGACAGTCCCCAGAGTAGGCGAACCAGTAGTGCCAGAAACAACTGCTGCGCCAGGCGAAGTAGAGAGAGCAGTCCAAGCCGAACCGTCATAATACTCAACAGTGTCAGAATCAGTCAGAAACGAAAACTGTCCCTCAACAGGTGTCCCAATAGCAGACCCACGCGCAGCAGTCCCAGCAAACACCAACATCCCCTGCATCAGGTAATCATTGATCTCATCCTGATCAAGGGTTTCCCCTGCCACAAACTCTTTGAAACCGCCTGCAGCCATTAGAAGTCCTGCCAATCTGATCCATTATAATAAGTGAGCGTGTCAGTGTCCTTGAGGAACGCGAACATGCCCTCGCTAGGTGAAGTAATCGCAGCTTCCCTAGTTGCTGTCCCAGCAAACACCATAATCTGTTGCTCCATCATGTAAGTGTTAACCTCAGAAGCCAGCAACACACTACCGTTCTGGAAAAGCTTGAACCCAGCACCAGCCAAAATCCATGCCTCCTAGAATCCCAAAACGCCTGGAGCGTCTGTTCCTATTGTACCGAACTCTGAGTCACCAATGACAAAGAGAGAGGTTTGCAGGGAGCCCACACCAATAGTCATGATGTGCTCATCAGCACTCACACTATGCCCAATGTTTATCACCAGACCGTAACGCTCAATCGCATCACCCACACTGTTAGGGGTGAACTTCACTTGGATAACACTGCCCATGTCAAGCGCAAACATGGAAGCCTTCTGTGCAGAGCTCAAGTTGCTCATGTCTACAGCGAGGCGAGCAAACCTATACTCAGGCTCATCGTAACGCCCCACCAGAAAATCAGCGTAATCCTCCACCTGAGTCTGTGTAGAAAGCAAAGTCTGCACATCGCGCTCAAGGATCCCATAGCGAGTCTGAGACAAAGCACCATTAGCTGTAGCAGTCCCAAAGCCTGAAGTCACTGTTATCTGGTTATAAAGTTGCTCAGTCCCATACTCCACCAAAGCCGGTGCAAAAGGAATCCCAGAACCGTCATCAGCAAACACTGTCACACTGTCAGTAGTGGGTGTGCTCAGCCGGTCTTTGAAAGCCACGCGCCCCTGTTTGTCAATGAACAGGAGCCCACCCTCAGACAGTTCCACCTTCTGCAGATAGTTGAGCACATTCCCCTGGAACACATCAGCACCAAGCTCAGAAGCCCCAGTGTCAATGTCACGATCAGCAACAGGCCAATCCACAGAAGCCTGAGAAAGAACCGCGCTCACACGCGCCCCAGAGGATTGCACACTAGCAGTCCCAGGAGTCAGTACCTGTTGTGCCAAGAAAGTGAAAGCATCAGCAGCCTCAAGCGCTGCAATAGATTGCCCTGAAGGGTCATAACCCAGGTTCCAGTCAGTGACCTTCCCCACATACTGTGCTGTACCGTCAGCGAGCACACGCACATCACGCCTCGGCACAATGTCACCGTAGAAGGGTGAGGAAGTGTAGAGAGGGTCAAACGCCCTGTCAGTGTTATTGAACTCCACACTCAAAGACCCAGCATTGAACCTGTCCAGGTCCCTGTTCTTACCGCGAGCAATACTGATAGAGCGCACACGCGAAGTCACATCCTC